AACTACGGTCTGGCATACTACGTCATGGACCTCGAGAACTTCGACGAATTGCAAAATCGATTGTTCGACGACAGCACGACTCGCCCCGACGTGGGTCAGACTGCAGCAGGCTTGGACACCCGCGGCGTCGACAACAACTACGTGGGAACGTACTTCCCAGACGTTGTCATCGATGACGCAACTAACAAGCGCCGCGTCAAGGTTCCGTCGTCCATCGCGGCCCTCGCTGCGCTCGGGTTCAATGACCGCGTTGGTTATCCTTGGTTCGCTCCTGCAGGCTTCAACCGCGCAGCTCTCGACTTTGTCAAGAACGTTGCGGTTCGCCTCACCTCGACCGACCGGGACACGCTGTACGATTCACGCATCAATCCGATTGCGACGTTCCCTCGACAGGGCTTCGTTATTTTTGGACAGAAGACCCTGCAGGTCAAGAATTCAGCGCTCGACCGAGTCAATGTGCGTCGTCTTCTGTTGGAAGTCAAGCGCATCATCATCAACATCGCCCTGCAACTCGAATTTGAGCAGAGCGACCCCGACGTCTGGAACAAATTCGTTTCGCAAGCTGTCTTGCAATTGGGTTTGATTCAGGCGCAGGCGGGCATCGAAGCGTTTCAGGTAATCATGAACGAGACCAACAACAGTGCCGCTGATGTCAACCTGAACAAGTTGAACGGTCGCATCGTAATCGTGCCAACGCGCGTAATTGAATTCATTGCGTTGGACTTCGTTATCACGAACAGCGGAGTCAGTTTTAGCTGACCGATTCTCCAACGACGTGAAACCCGTCGGTGATTGATACTTAGAACCCAAGAGGTATAAGCGTGGCGCAACAGAAATTCGGGTCAGCAGGAGTTGAAGCAACGGAAATTGACCTTTCGGGTCCCGTTGCACAACCGCCAGTGGGTGTTCCCGCGGGCGTCATTGGTACCTCCGTGAAGGGTCAAGCCTTCGTTCCCATCACCATCGGCAATGTCGATGATTTTTACGCAAAATTTGGTCCGTCTGACGGTCTGAAGTTCGGTCCATTGGCGGTCTCTGAATGGTTGCGCAATGCTCAAGCATTGACGTATCTCAAGGTGTTGGGCGCAGGCGACGGCACGCAGCGCAGCGCTCAAACGGGTGACGTCAATCAAGCGGGTTTTACGGTCGGTGAAAATCAACCTGACCCAAACAATGATGGAACGTTGAGCGCCAATCCATACGCAAATGCGAATGGCCCCGCAGGTCGCACCTATTTCTTGGGCGCCTTCATGGCAGAAGCTAACGGCTCGACTGTCCTCAGTTCAGCAGGCACTCAAGTCCTCAGCGGTGCCGCAGTTCCCATCGTTCGTGGCGTCTTGATGGCGGCATCGGGCGTCGTTCTGACGCTGTCGTCCGCAGTGGTGCCTTCGACAGCCCCAGCTTCGAGCCTTGTTGCAACGAATGGCATTGCCAACGGCTCCGCCTTGGGAGATGTCGTCCTGTTGCAGGGCAACATTGCAAAGCAAGACTTCGTAATGTTGTTGAATGGTCTGCAGGGAACCAATCCACTGTTTCCCAACGTCATCACCGCTTCGTTCGACATGACGTCACCCAATTATTTTCCGAACGTCCTCAACACTGACCCCACGAAATTGCAGCAAGCAGGACACTACGTCTATGCGTTCTGGGAATTGCATCCTTCGACTGCAGTCGTCACTGGTTCAGGCGTTGTTTCTTCGTCATTCGGCGCAGGCGCCGCGACCGCAAAAGCAGCAGGCAAAGAACGCTGCGTCTTTTTGTTGACGGGTTCTCAGGCCCGCGACGCGGCGACCAACGTCTTCGCACCAGACTATGAAGATTTCCGCGACCGCTTCAGCGCTGCACAATCGCCTTGGGTCGTTAGCCAACCTTTCGGTGGCAAGCCACAAAATCTCTTCCGCGTCCATGCATTGGACGATGGAGCAGGCGTCTCAACGCTGTACAAGCTCAGCATTGAAAATCTCGCGACGTCGGCCGACCCGACTGACCAGTACGGAACGTTCGACCTCGTCGTCCGCGACTGGAACGACAATGATAGCGCGCCCGTTTACCTCGAACAGTGGAGAGGCTTGTCGCTCGACCCGAGCGACGACCAGTACATTGCTAAAATCATTGGCGACCAAAACGCTTTCTTTGACTTTGACCGCGGCCCGACGGCGCAGAAATTGGTCGTCGATGGAAACTACGGCAATTCATCAAATTACATCTTCATCGAAGTTGACCCAGGCGTTGATTCAGGCGAAGTCGACCCGACCGCCCTTCCCGTGGGCGTCCGTGGCGTAGCACACTTGGTTACTTCGGGGTCAGCGCCGCTGGCGGCGCCCCCGACCATCACTAATGGTGTTTCTAACTACGGCTGGGGAACTGTCGTTCAACCTCCTCTTCCACTGCGTCAGAACATCACACAGGGAACTGGCGCTAAGACGCAGGTCAACCCACAGCTCTACTGGGGCGCTCAATTTGAGCACGTCACCAATCCGACGTTGCCCAACCTGTCGACGCAAAAGAACTTGTCACTCGATTCGTTCGCTCAGTTCTTCCCCTCGCATCGAGTTGACATCGTTGACTTTGTCGCGGGAGACAATGCTGGCGTGGCGTCCAGCGTTCAAAACGGCGTCATGGACTCTGACCTCTTCAACTTCAACGGGTTCAGCCTGATGAATGTTCAAGTCGTCACGGGTTCAGCAGGAACTGCAGACCCCAACCAGTGGGCCAGCGCAGTCTACCTGCGAAATGGCAATGTGCCACCTGCAAATGACACCAACAAGACTCGAGGTCTGCAAGTCGGAGACTTCATTCAGGCCAACCGCAGGTTCTTGAAATGGTCATTCATGATGCAAGGTGGCTTCGATGGCACCAACACGTTTGACCCGGACGAGTCTGCACTGACCAGCGCAGCCGTCGAAGATGACATGAACGCAACGAACCGAGGCTTCAACAACGGCGCCACGGTCTCTGCCTACAACACGGCTCTCAACATCATGGGCGAGGTTACCAACACTGACTTGCAGCTGCTCGTCATCCCGGGCATCCGTCACCCTGTCGTCACTGACGCAGCGGTCACCGCAGTTGAAAATCGATTCGACGCTCTGTTCATCATGGACATTGAACAGATTGACAACGACGGCGAGAGCGTGACCAGCGATTCACAGCAGCCCTCGGTCACCCTGACGGCGCAAAACTTTCAGGAGCGCGCGCTGAACACCAGCTTCGCCGCGGCGTATTTTCCTGACGTTGTGATGCCTGACCCAAACACCAAGACCAACGTCATTGTTCCGCCGTCAGTCGTCGTTTTGGGCGCCTTGGCTTTGAATGACGCAGTGGGTCATCCTTGGTTCGCTCCTGCTGGTTTCACCCGCGGTGCACTGCAGACTACGCAGGAAGCCCGAGTCAAGCTCAGCAAGCCGAACATGGACGTTCTGTACGACGCCAACATCAATCCGTTGACGGCATTCCCTGGAAATGCTCAGGGCGGCACTAATCCCAAGGGCGGCGTCGTCGTGTGGGGTCAAAAGACCTTGCAACAGTCGGCGAGTGCGCTCGACCGGGTCAACGTCAGGCGCTTGCTGATTGAAATTCGTCGCCAAGTTCGTGACGTTACCATGGGCATCTTGTTCGAGCCCAACCGCGATGCTACGTTGGCAAAGTTCTCGGCTGGTGTGACTCCTAAATTGAAGTTGATTCAAGCGCAGGCTGGATTGCAGAGCTTCAAGGTCGTCATTGACAGCTCGACGACGAGCCAACTCGACATCGAGAACAACACCATTCGAGGCAAGATTATCGTTATTCCCACCAAATCGATTGAATTCGTCTCGCTTGACTTCGTGGTGACGAACAATCTCAATCAACAACAGTGAATTGAGGCATGACAATGAAACTCACCCAACGTCAGCTCCGCAGCATCATCACTGAAGAGCTTGCAGATTTAGAAGAGCGTTCCCTGTCGGGTCCAGGCTTTGACAGGCCCGGTTCTGAACGACGCATTCCAGTTGAGGCAGGAGACAAGTGGAAGAAGCTCAGCGCCAACGCCAACATGATGAACACTGGCGTTGAACGTCTCAAAGAAGCAATCCTCGACCAAGATGAGGACGAAGCCGCCAAGTGGGTGCAGCAAGTGCAGAAGTATGCCAAAATTGCCTATGAAGGTATGCTTGCAGTAAAATGAGCGCGTGACCATGAAGTTGACCACACATCAGTTACGTCGAATTATTCGTGAGGCAGCGAGTGGCCATGCATCGGCACTCAACAATGCAGAAATGGCATTAGCTGCAACGATTCGTGCAGTCGATGCAATGAAGAGGGGCAACGTCGTTGCCGCCCAATTAGCGGCGCGCCAAGCGAGTTTTTACCTGAAGTCAGTGCAATCTGATTTGACGCCATGAAGGTTTCAATCGGCCAGTTACGAACTGTAATCAGAGAAGAATATGCTCGTACCGAAGTCGTGAACGAGCTCTTTGGCAAGAAAGACTTTGCTTCTGCGCTCGACGCAGTCCTACAGGGTTTAGCTGACACCAACAAAAAAGTTGAACACGCTCATGAACTCGCTCCGCAAGGCCCTGCAAAAGCAATTGTGGCCGGGCTTCACAGTGACCTCTTCAATCAGATTGGCGAATTTCGCAAGTACGTAGAAAAATTGAAGTCGTTGACGGGACACCAACCGTAGGCGCTAACGTGACAAGAACGAATACTTACGGAATATACGGGTACAGGAGAACACGAAAATGGCCGAAACGTTAGACGTAGCATCGATGCTCCCCAACAAGTTTGAGCCCAAGCGAAAGAATCGCTGGATTTTGATGATTGAGGGCATTGATTCGTACATCGTCAAGACCGCCGCACGTCCGACGGTGACGACTGAACCCGTCGAGATGCCGTTCATCAACTCGCGTCGTTACCTGGCCGGGCTGACGAAGTACGGCACCATCGCCGTCACTTTGAATGACCCGATTGCGCCATCAGGCGCGCAGCAAATCATGGAATGGGTGCGACTGCACTTTGAGAGCGTGTCAGGTAGGTCAGGCTATGCTGACTTCTACAAGCGTGACATTCAGCTCAAGTTGCTCGACCCGGTGGGCACCGTGATTGAACTGTGGGACATCAAGGGCGCGCTCATCACCGAGGCGAACTTTGGCGAACTGACGTACGAAGACGGAACTCCCATGGAAATCGCACTGACTTTGCAGGCGGACCAGTACATCTTGCAATTTTGACACTGTATCCCGACCACTTTTCAGCTGGTCGGCAATGCATGTCATGGGTCCGTGCGTTAACGTATGGGCCCATTGTCGCTTTAGTACGTTGAAGGGCATGAATTCATGGCATCACTGTTTCGAGACGGTCAGAAGCCTCCACCGAAGGCCCTTGAATTAATCATCAGGCTGTTTCACAAGGCAACCCACCCTTTGTTTTTGGGAATTGTCTCGCTTGAAGTGGGTTGGAGCCTGGCTCGGACGCAGGAGATGTTCAATTTGCTGGCGTCTGAAAAGACAATTCGGCGCGCCACTGCAAAAGAAAAGGCTGAGTTCGGCCTGCGACCAGATGCCAACGTGTACGTGTTGGTGGGCAAGGCAGAAGCCAGTAAAGCGAACTGGTGACACTCGTGCGGTGTACGATTGACACATGAAGCTGTCATATTCTGTGCTCTGCTCGCTGCACAATCAGCTTGAGCGGCGTCTCAGCTGCGGACAACTGTCAATTGAAGGCTATTTTGACGAGTGGAATCAGCTCGTAGAATTTGCAGGATGGACGTGGTCAGACGTTGCGTCTTATGTTGACGCAGGTTGGACAGAAAAATTGGTGGTCACTGACCCGTTCGTGTGTTAATTGTGGTCGCTCGTCGCGCGCAGTTGCCCATTTACGCTATCTGAAGCAAGGGTTACATTGAACCCGAGGAACGAATCACATGTCCGAAGACCGCGAGCAACGTAATCAAGTTTTTTCTGCAGGTCCGATGCCTGCACCGCCCCCTGCTCAGGTCGTCACGACCGCCGCAAGTCAGGTCAAGGCAGACTTCGGCATTGAAATTCCAGTTGAAACAGTGCCCCTTCCGTCCAACGGCAGGGTCTATCCACAGAATTCTTCGTTGTACGGCCGCGACGTCGTCGAAATT